TGACTTCCAACTAGAATTTGAAAGATATTCAATAGATGAAATTTGAAATTAGCGTAGAAAAGCTTCGAGAAGCAAAGCTCTTCGTAGCAACTCCTGCGTATGGTGGCGTGATGAACGGGATGTATACTCGTTCAATGATGGACCTTACTGCTCTTGCTGCCAAATACGGCATGCACATGCGGACATACTTCCTTTTCAACGAGTCTCTGATCACACGGGCACGTAACTACTGTGTTGACGAGTTCCTTCGTTCTGACTGTACTCATCTGATGTTCATTGATGCTGACATTGCATTCAATGCTCATGATGTTGTGGCACTGATCGCTTGTCAGCTGACCGATCCAGAGAACAAGCACGTTATCGCAGCAGCATATCCCAAAAAGTGTATCACTTGGGAAAAGATCAAGATGGCAGTTGACAAGGGTTTCGCTGATGAAGACGCGAATGCACTTGAAGACTTCGTTGGCGACTTCGTATTCAATCCTGCAAACGGCACGTCTATCAAACTTGATGAACCTGCAGAAGTATCTGAAGCTGGCACTGGCTTCATGCTAATTCCTCGTGAGACCTTCGAGAAATACGAAGCGGCTTACCCGGAATACCACTATCTCCCGGACCATGCTCGAAGCGAGAATTTCGATGGCACCCGCGAGATCATGACGTACTTTGACTGCTTCATCGATAAGAATCGTAAAGAGTCTGAGTTTGAAGCGATCATGGATGAAATCCTCAAGCTTGAAATTGGTTCACCCGATGATGAACTTGATGTTGACAAATTGAAAGAAAAGGTTAAAGATATCCGTACGCGTGAGGCTGAGTCCTCAAAGCGTTACCTATCCGAAGACTACATGTTCTGTCAGAACGTACGTCGTATCGGCATGAAGGTATGGATCTGCCCGTGGATCGATCTGGCCCACACCGGCTTCTACACATTCGGCGGTAAGCTAGCAGCACTAGCAGCAATTGGTGCATCTGCTACTGTGAACCGTGATGAAATCAAAAAGAAGAAGAAATGACAAAAAAGACCGAAGACACGGACTATAAGTTCCGTCTCATTGAATATTCACGTACGATCCTCGTCGAGTCGGGCTACTCAGGTAGCCCTTCATTCGAGGACAAAATCTTTAAACTCGCAGAGCAATTGCATACTTGGATTAAGAAAGACCTAAATGAAACTGAGTGATAACACGATCAACATCCTGAAGAACTTCTCCACGATCAACAAAGCGATCGAGGTTAAGGCCGGGAATACTCTCGCCACCATCTCACCGGCAAAGACCATCTTCGCTAAGACTGCGGTGGAAGAGAACTTTGAAGTGCCTTTTGCGATATATGAGCTACCGAAATTCCTTGGTGCACTCAGCCTATTCAGTTCTCCTGAGTTGACATTTTCTGAAAAGTATGTTACTATTTCTGAAAATAATCAAAAGATCCGATATACATATTGTGATCCGTCGACAATCGTCGTAGCACCTTCCAAGGACATCTCGCTTCCCGACACCATCGCATCGGTAGAGATCAAGGGCTCAGCTATTCAGAGCCTGCTCAAGTCCCTTGGCGTACTCGGTCTTCCCGAGATCGTTATCTTTGGTGACGGTGCATCGGTCTACATTGCAGCTGCGAACTCGAAGAACCCATCGACCGATGAGTATTCTATCAAGCTTGCTGACTCAGAAGCCGAGTTCAAGATCTTCTTCAATAAGGAGAACTTCAAGCTGCTCGAACGTGACTACACGGTATCACTTTCGAAGTCGGGTCTTGCTGAGTTCGTCTCGGGTGATCTTAAGTACTTTATCATCGGCGAGGCTAAGTGAACCTCGACGACTACAGACTGCTCCGCGGTTTTATAGACACGATGGCCTCGAGAGGGGCCATCCGTGGCGACGAGATGTTCGACGCCGGCATCCTTCGCAACAAACTTACATTATTGATCCAAGACATTGAGAGTGAAGATGGACATAGCAGAAGAGCTACAGAGCCTAGTCTGGGTGGAGAAATACCGCCCGCAAATAATCGACGACTGCATCCTGCCGGAACAACTGAAAAAGACACTGAAGGACTTTCTGACGAAGGGACAACTGCCTAACCTGCTCTTCCACGGTGGCCCTGGTGTTGGTAAGACTACTGCTGCCAAGGCACTATTGCGCGCATTGGGATGTGACTATATTGTAGTCAACGGGTCTCTTCACGGTAACATTGACACTCTGCGTAACGAGATCAAGGACTTTGCAAGTTCAGTTTCTCTGTTCGGTACTGGTCGTAAGTACGTTATCATTGACGAAGCAGACTATCTGAATGCCAACAGTACCCAGCCGTCTCTACGTAACTTCGTTGAAGAGTACAGCAAGAACTGCGGGTTCATCCTCACTTGTAACTATAAGAACAGACTGATCGAACCGCTCCACTCGAGATTCGTTGGAGTGGACTTTACTGTTTCTCCGGGCGAAGTCGACAAGCTGAAGGTCCAGTTCTTCAAGCGTATCTGTGCGATCCTTAACAATGAAAATGTTACATACGACAAGAACGTACTAGTCAATCTGATCAAGAAGCACTTTCCGGATATGCGACGGATCATCAACGAACTCGAGCGATATGCTGCGGGTGGTACGATCGATTCTGGTATCCTCGTGAATGTACTTGACGAGAACTTCGACAAGCTGACTAAGATCCTGCAAGAGAAGAAGTTCAATGACATGCGTAAGTGGGTGGCAGAAAATGCTCACCTTGATACGACATCACTGATCCGAAAGATTTATGACAAGTCATCTGATACGCTCGAGCCACAATCGGTAGCAGCAATCCTACTCATCTGTGCAAAGTACCAGTACTGGGCAGCATTCGTAGCCGACCAGGAAATCAACACTGCAGCATTCTTAACTGAATTTATGATGGAAGCTAACTGGAAGTGATCAAGCGCTGCCTCTCATGCAACAAGATGCTGTTCCGGAAGTACGACGTCATTGAATATAATGCACTGAATGATATCGGCGACATGCAGACTTATAAGGCATTCCTCTGCAGGAAGTGTGCCGATGTAATAGATGATGATAGTCTTGTGAAAGAAAATAATGAATCCATTTGATTTCGTAAACGATCTGGCAATGAACAAAAAGGATCTCATTCGGTCCTCATCTGATCCAGTCGATACCGAAAAGAAATACACTCCGTACATGGTGAACAAGGCGTTCTCGTACTTTCCTGACACCATCATGCACGCTAATGAAATGAACCGGTCCTACGAGCTCGACCACCTACTTCAACATGACTATTACCTTAACGCGGTTCGTGCCAAGAAGCGTTTCTCAAAGTGGCATAAACCAGAAGTTGACGACACCGTCAAACTCATCGCCGAAGCTTACAATATAAATATCAACAGGGCTAGAGAATACCTGACCCTCCTCTCCAAAGAGGAAATTGATATCATTAAAAATAAGAAAAAGCAAGGTGGAAGAGAATGAAGAATGACGTGTTCCGGGGCCTCGGTGTTAAGATAACGCTAAAGAACGATGACGACTTCCTCAAGATTAAAGAGACATTGACGCGGATTGGATTCGCTTCAAAGAAGGATAACACACTGTACCAGTCGTGCCACATCCTTCACAAGCAGGGCGAGTACGCCATCATACACTTCAAGGAGCTTTTTGTTCTCGACGGCAAGACCTCCGATCTCAACGAGAATGACATTGCGAGACGCAACAGCATTGCGACGCTACTCCAGGAATGGAACCTTTTGTCTATCGTTGAAGGACAGGACGTAGCCTTAAAGGCTGCAATGAACCAAATCAAGATCATCCCGTTCAAAGAGAAAAAGAACTGGAACCTCGTGAGCAAGTACACTATCGGAAACAAGTGATAGGAATTGATTCGTAATGAAAGTGTCTATTGGAAAATACAACAAGAATGGTGCTGATCGAAAGATCAAAGTGAAAATTGATGATTATGATGTGTGGTCACTTGACAATACACTCGCTCACATTATCCATCCTGCACTAATCCGACTTCGAGATGTCAAGCACGGTTCACCGACTGTGCTTGATGAAGACGTTCCTGAGCATCTGCGTGCTGATAATGAGAACGATGTAAAGGTTCACGACCGTTGGACGTGGGTGCTCAACGAGATGATCTGGGCATTCGGTCAGGAGCTCATTGATTGGGAAGACCAGTTTCATGCTGGTGAGCATGACTTACAGTTTGAAGAACTTCCTGATGGTAATTATGAAATGAAAAGAGGCCCGAAAGACACACACGTCTTCGACGCCGAGGGCTACAGAGCCCACAATGCCCGTATACAAAACGGATTTCGTCTGTTCGGAACTTATTATTCCGGACTTTGGGATTAAGGAGATAATGAATGTGTGCCGTATCACAAGTCGGAGATTACGCGACTAGAGAATGGGAAGGATGGATCTATCGTCCATCCACTTCAAGCCCGTCGACTGGTCCAAATCCATTTTTAACACCAATCGTAGTGAAGCCGCCGACTGAAGTCAGTCGCGAAGAGTTTGACACGCTCAAGAAAAAAGTTGAGGAGCTCCATACGTTGCTCCTAGCTGCAAAGAAATATGACGAAGTGACTGATCAGCCTCACTGCGAAGTTGACGACAAAGTGGCTGTCATTAAGAAAATAGCCGAGTACTTTGGCGTTGACATGAAGGATGTTTTCGAATGAGCAAAACCGCGATAGCGTTTTTCGCAGCCCTCTTCTTTATGATAGCAACTGATGCATATGCCGGTACGTGCGACTATCCTAAGGACGCTTTCATCACAAAGTCAAGTGTGGACTTTACGATTGAAAAGCGACTCCCCAAGAGCGATCCGGAGTTCGCTCTCATCCTCGATAACATGAAGCGTAACTTTGGCGATCCGGGCTGGGAACCAGATGAGCTGATCGTATGGAAACCAAAGCAGGTTAACAAGACGCTTTATATATCTGCGTCACGTGAGAACTGCTCACTTGGTTTTGCGGTCGTTCCCGCCTCTGCAATTAAATTCATTTTTGGTGAACAAATTTAAAAAAAGTAGTTTACATCCCCGTTGGATTGTTTATATTAATCTTATCAACAACGGAAGGAAACTATCATGACCACCAAGTTCAACGAATTTACCAAGCAGAACCTCACCAATCTCCGCAAGGAACTCGACGCGGTTCTCGCAAAGTACGGCGCCGAAGCAAATCTCGACATTGTCGCCGGCAACATGCGATTCTTCCCGGGCGAAGTCACCATCACCGTGACTGCCAAGGTAGTCGGCGGAAAGTCTAAGCAGATGGAAGCACTCGAACATGCCATGAGCCGCCCAGTCTGGGACAAGATGGGCAAGTTCGAAGGCAACCTCGGCGATTTCATCGATCTCAAGAACGAAAAGGGCGACGAGCTGATCGGCTACAATTCCAAGAAGTACTCCAAGCCCTTCATCTTCAAGTCCGGCCAAGACGGCAAGTCCTACGTCGCCGACGAGAACTACGTCAAGCATTACTTCAAGAAGAAGGCTTAACATGAAGCGCTTCCCGTCCAAGCCCGAGACCGAGTCCTCAAAGAGGACCGACGAGCACCGCAAGACGCTCTACAGTCTCCTCTCGAAGCATGGACACGACTTCCTTATGAAGAACGGCATCGATGCTCGAAAGACCATCAATGCTCATGTCAAAGCCGAGATCATGAAAAGGCACATCAAAAATGGTAAAGCTGATTGAGTTCCTCGTACTAGCAGCCATCATCACGGGTATTGCATTCGCAGTAGACCATGAAGTCGCAAGACAAGCAGTACTCGCCGCGGTTTAACACCCGCGGCATTTTTTTGTTTACAGAATCGATTTTTTAGTTTATAGTTTCCTTCTAATCAAGGGAAACATGATGTCAGAACTTACTAAACTTGAAGTCACTCGCTCTGAAGAAGACGAGACCGCTAAGCAGCGAAAAATCACAGTCGGAAAATTCAGCTGCGCAATTCCCGATGAATGGGATGAGTCGATGATAGCCGAATGTCTTATTGACTTCGCTAATGCAATCATCATGCTTGAAGGATAATAATGCGTATTCTATTTGAGACCGTTTTCGGTTCGCACCTCTATGGGACGAACACGCTGACTTCTGATCATGACTTCAAGGGAGTCTATGTTCCCTCACCACAAGAGATTCTCCGTCCGCGTATTCCCGATGTAAAGACATTCAACACGGGAAACACCAAGACCAAGAACAGCGCGGATGATGTAGACCGTGAGCTTTACTCGGTTCACAAGTTCTTCGACATGCTGATCAAGGGAGACATGAATGCATATGAGCTGCTATTCGCTCCCGGCTACACCGCAAACAGCGATTGGATGCTCATCCGCGAACATCGCGAGAAGTTCCTCAGCCGAAAGTGCCGAGGGATGGTGGGCTATGTTCAGCGACAGGCCTCTGTGTATGGTGCTCGAGGAGACCGACTGAACGAAGTCACCGACCTTGTAAACCTTATGCATGAACTTGCGAAAGGTGATTACACCAAGAAGCTAGGTGAACATGTTCTCGACTTCATTGCGCATTGCGGCATGGGTCGAAAGTACACTGAGCTCGAGACGATCTTTAACCAAGGCAAAGATCTGATTCACATCATGTGTTGCGACCGCAAGGTTCCGATGACGATCACGTTTAAAGATGCAATTGAGATCTATCAGCGTGTGATCGACAACTACGGGAACCGTGCTCGAGCTGCTGCCACGAATGAGGGTCTCGATTGGAAAGCAATTTCTCACGCAGTTCGCATCGGTGAACAAGCCGTTGAGCTTCTCGTGACCGGCGAGATTATCTTTCCAAGACCGAATGCTGCTCGCCTGCTCAGCATTAAGAAAGGTGAACTCGAGTACGGTCCGATCGCTGAAGAACTCGATTTCCTTCTTGAGACGATCGAGCAACTGAGCAACACATCACGCCTTCCAGATGTTCCTGACATTGAGTTCATGGAGCAGCTCCGAGAAGATTTCTATCTCAATGAGGTTAAAAAGATCGTATGACAAAGGAATGGATGTAAAATGGGCTTTCTACAACCTGTGGCTTTTGTGGCCATCGATATTCTCTCACTGCTGATTATCTTCACGGTAGGCTTCGGCATACCGGTCGCTAACTGGCCGGTTCTCATCGGCGCTTATGTCATTATGATATTCGCACGCGTAGCCTTCAATCTGGCCCAGAAAAAGGCAGCTGCTGATATCATTGACAAGGGCTAAACTATTTTTAAAAAAGCGGTTGACAAACTCGTAGTAACGACTTATATTGCTATTATCGGATTGGCCGATAAACACAAGTAGGGAGACTACGAAATGGCCCACGAACTTGAAATTGCAGAAAACGGTGAAGCTTCTATGGCATACGCTGGGGAAACTCCCTGGCACGGTCTCGGCTTTCAGGTCGCACCTGATCTGACGCCGAAGGAAATGATGAAGGCCGCCAAACTCAACTGGACGGTCAACAAAGTTCCTCTCGGCTACGAGTTCAAAGGCAAGCCGCACGAGACAAACCGCTCGGCTCTGGTACGTTCCTCGGACGGACGCCTCATGGACGTTATCTCGAACGACTGGCAGCCCTGCCAGAACGCCGAGGCCTTCGAGTTCTTCACTGACTTCGTACACGCCGGCGACATGGAAATGCACACCGCGGGCGCACTACACCACGGCCGCATGGTCTGGGCACTCGCCAAGATCAAGGACGGCGCCTTCGACGCGGTCAAGAACGACACGGTCGAGAGCTACATGCTCTTCTCCAACCCTCACCAGTACGGTCGCTCCATCGAGGTCCGCCGCACCAACATCCGAGTGGTCTGCAACAACACGCTGACCTACGCTCTCTCCAAGAAGGTCTCGGGCATGATTCGGCTCAACCACGCCAAGGCGTTCAACCCGGAGATGGTCAAGGAGGCGCTCGGTCTCTCGCACGCTACCACGAAGGAGCTCAAGGCTCAGTCCAAGTTCCTGGCCACCAAGAAGTGCACGCCGGAACAAATCCACGAATACCTGAACCGACTCTTCCCGATCGGTGAAGGCTCCAAGCGCCCCGATCGTGAGTACACAAAGCCGGCACAGAAGATCTTCGACATCCTCGAAACTCAGCCCGGCCACGATCTGGCTCCAGGCACCTTCTGGAACCTCTTCAACGGCGTGACCTACGCAACCGATCACGTGCTCGGCGTCTCGCAGGACACTCGCCTCTCGTCAGCTTGGTTCGGCCGCGGTCAGTCCAAGAAGATTGAAGCCCTCAACCTGGCACTGGAGATGGCCGAAGCGGCCTAATCCATCCCGCCTACTTCGAGGGAGCTTCGGCTCCCTCTTTTTTTGTTTGGAGATAGAAATTGGACGAACTCAAGAACAAGATCGTTATCCTCGCAGCCGTCGCAGGACTTGCGCTCGGTCTTACCGTCACCAACACGATCAACCTCATCTTCCTCCAACGTGACTTACAGAGTCAGCTAAATAGTATACAGACAACTATTTGGAAACTGGAACGTAAGTGAAAAGCATATTCGTGGTACTTCTCGTTGTGGCATTTGTCCTAATGGGACAATTTTATGTGCTCGTCAAGACGGATGAGCATGCGGGTAACGAGTGTATCGCCCGGTGGAAAGACACTCAACATGAAATCTCATGGCACAACGGAACGTGCTACGTGAGCGGTAAAGCAGAAAGCGATTTCAATAAATGAATGAAGAATACGTAAAAGCTGTCGTCGGTCAGCTCAAGGACAGCCGTGAGTTCATCGAGCACCTCCTCTCGAAGGACCCACAGAACATTAACATCTATGCTGAAAAGATGTCTATCGACTCGCAAATTGAGAGGATTTCTCAAAAGAATAGTTGACATTTCTTTCGAGATATGTTATAAATACTATTCCAATGCGGTAATGAGGGAGCATACAATGGCCTACGTAGTAGTCGAAAGATACATCTCTAACAAGGTCAAGAAGAACTCCCTAACGATAGTCGAAAAGTACCCTTTCGATGACTATCCGGAAGCGGCTTTTTTTGCGTCGAATCTTAAAAGAATTGATGGACGCGTAATCAACTACAGGATCGAAAAGTGAAAGTATACGAAGAATGCATCGGTATGCACCACCGAGAAGCGGTGGAACATATTCAATCCCGAGAACCGACCAGAATGCTTAACGTGTTGTACACCGACATGGCAATCACAGCCGACCATGTAGCCACACGCTATCGGATCTTCCTTGATCGTGAAACCGATCTGGTCGTAGAGGTAACTCGCGGGTAATTAAAGTGGAGGGCCCGGATCGATCGGGTCCTCAGAATCGTTCCTACCGAAGTCGTATCCGCGCTTAACGCGCTCGACTTGCTCTTGGCCACGCTGCCATGAAGTCACACCGAGGATAGCACCCATAGCTAGGTAGAACGTTCCGACGCCGTCCATTGTGAGAGGCGTCCAAGGGGATATAGCAATCCCCGCTTTGATCATCGCTAGCACAATGCCTGGAGCGATGACGAAATCGAAGAGAATGATGATGATAAAAGCCCACGCGACGGCAGGGCGCCACATGTGATGAAATGCTGTTTCTTTATCGTCTCTCTTCATGCACTATTTATAAATAAGCCGTAAGCAAAAAAGATAGGAATAAAGATGTTTGGCCGTATCAAAAGATACCAGAACTACCGCAAGACCGTCTCTGAGCTCAGCAAAATGAGTGACAGAGATCTGAACGACATCGGCATCACCCGATGTGACATTCGCGATATAGCTCGCGATCATAACAAAAGATAAAGGAGCCTTTGAGCTCCTTTTTTGTTGACATTTCTCAAAAGAAATGATATAATAGCCTTCTTTCAAGGATTATCATGCAAACATTTTATACCCATGCGTACGTGGACCGCGGACGTGTAAAGGTTCGTGGCTGGAAGAACGGTCGCCGTTGGGAAGAAACAACTAATTATCGACCATCGTTGTTCGTACGAAGTGACGATCCGAATGCTGCTTATAAGTCACTCAAGGGACATCCTCTCGAGAAGAAGACTTTCGAGAGCATCTTCATGGCTAAAGAGTTCGTGGAGCGATATGATGAGGTCTCCAACTTCGACGTGTTCGGTTCGACTGGTTGGGCATACAACTACCTTTACGAGAACTTCAAGGATATCTCGTACGATGCAAGTCAGATCTCAGTAGTCAACTTCGACATCGAGGTGGGAGCCGATGAGTTCCCCGACCCATGGAAAGCCAATTGGCCAATCACCGCGATCACACTCGAGAAGAACAAAAAGATTGTATCACTCGGTCTTCTTCCGTATAGCAATCCAGATCCGAATGTCACATACGTTCTGTGCAAGAGCGAGGAAGACCTCCTCGAGAAGTTCGTGACGATCTGGTTGAACTTCGATCCGGATGTCATCACCGGTTGGAACATCGACTTCTTTGACGTACCGTACGTGATCAACCGGCTACGAAAGCTGATTGGTGACGATATGGCTCTGCTGCTTTCACCGTGGAAGAAGATCAAAGAGAAGACGGTATTCCATCACGGAAAGAACCGGATCGAGTACGAGTTGGTCGGTATCACGTCTCTCGATTACATGCCGCTATACAAGAAGTTCAGTTTCTCCAACGAGGAATCTTATTCACTCGACAACATTGCATTCGTGACGATCGGTGAAAAGAAGCTCGACTATTCGGAATATGAGTCACTCAACGATCTGTACAAGAACGACTTCAAGAAGTACATGGACTACAACATCCGAGACGTAATGCTAGTGTCAAGGATGAACGACAAGCTCGGTTTCATCGAGCAGGTATTCGCTATTGCATATGACTCTCTCGTCAACTTCTCTGACACGTTTACGTCAGTGAAGATCTGGGAGATCATCATGAACAACTATCTCATGGATCAGAAGATCGTTCCACCAAAGAAAGGTCACTCGAGAAAAGAGAAACAGATTGCTGGCGGTCACGTCAAGCAGCCGATCAATGGACGACACGAGTGGGTAATCTCATTCGACTTGAACTCCCTGTATCCACACTTGATCATGCAATACAACATCAGTCCCGAGACATTCGTGGACGTACTCGATGAACTGCCATCGAACGAAGACTCACCTGACCGGATCATGAATGGATTCATGACACCCGAGAGACAGGAACAGCTGAAGGAAGCTGGCTTAACTCTGACTGCAGGTGGTGCACTTTACAGCAAAGAGAAGCGTGGCTTCGTACCGATCCTAATGCAGAACATGTATGACGACCGTGTGACATACAAATCAAAGATGATCGAAGAGAAGAAGAACCTCGAGGCTATCGAGGCTGAGATGAAGAAAAGAGGATTGAAATGAGAAGAATATTCGTCGTATCAGACACGCACTTCAACCACCACAACATTCTGAAGTTCACACACAGCGACGCCGATGACCGCAAGATTCGTGGCTCAAAGTTTGCAACGACTGAAGAAATGAATGACTACATGGTTCACAAGTGGAACGAGGTCGTCACCGACGAGGACATCGTGTACCACCTGGGCGACGTTTACTTCGGTCCACAGAAAGAGGCTGACGACATTCTGTCTCGTCTCAAGGGGTCGAAGCGACTGATCCTTGGCAACCATGACAATGGCAAGGACTCTGTGCTGCACAAGCACTTCCAGAAGATCCTTGTCTGGAGAGTGTTCAAGGAATTTGATTGCGTACTGACCCACATCCCGTTGCACCAAACCTCGATCAATGAGAAGGTCACGTTTAACGTTCACGGTCACATCCACCAGAACAACTCGCCGTCGGCAGTCCATATCAATGTCTCGGTAGAAAAGACCGACTATACACCGTTGCTGCTCGAGGATGTGATCAGAAATCACAAGAGCTGGCTTAATGAGCCAGGATATTGCTGATGACCGGCGAGCAGATAGCAGCTCTCGTAGCCATCATGAAGAAACGTGCCGAAGAGGCTACTCCTGAGTCGGCCCGCGAGTGGCTCTACAGACTCGGCACACATAACAAAGACGGTTCGATTACTAAGCAATATGGTGGTGATCGAACCGATGAAAACCATCCCGCATTTAGTGAATAATTCCCTGTACATTCTCAAAAGAATAGTATAAGATCATTTTCTTTGAGGTAATCCCATAGACTATTCAACGCTGAGCAACGAAGAGCTTCTGGCTCTTCGCCGAGTTACGACTAACAATATTTCCAAGTACCACAACATGCAGCTTGCCAAGAAGATCTTGCTTAACAGCTGCTACGGCGCGATGTCCAACGAGTTCTTCCAATTCTATTCTGACGTACTCGCCGAGTCGATCACCCTCTCCGGTCAGCTTTCCATCAAATGGATCGCACGTAAGTTCAATGAGTACCTGAACAAGATACTCAAGACCACCGGTAAGGACTACGTGATCGCGATCGATACCGACTCCAACTATATCATATTTGACGATGTGGTCAAGAAGGTCTACAGCGGCGATGTCAATGACAAGCCGAAGGTCGTAGAGTTTCTCGACAAGATGTGCAAGCAGATGATCGAACCATTCATCGACAAGTCATATGCTGAACTTGCCGACATGATGAATGCGTACGACCAGAAGATGCAAATGAAGCGAGAGAACATCGCTGACATTGCGATCTGGACAGGTAAGAAAAAGTACATCATGAATGTTTGGGACTCTGAAGGCGTACGCTATAAAGAGCCCAAGATGAAGATGACCGGCATCGAGGCCATTCGATCAAATACTCCTTACGTGTGCCGAGAGTACATTAAGAAGTCAATAAATATGATACTGAGCGGAACAGAGGAGCAGCTCCACGCGTACATTAAGAAGTGCCGTGAAGAGTTCTCAAAAATGCGCTTCGAAGAAGTCGGCAAGCCGTCCGGTGTTAATGGACTTATAGAATATGCCGACAAGTACACCCTGTATCGAAAGGGCACGCCGATCCACGTGAGAGGTTCACTGCTCTACAATAAGATCATAACTGAGCGAGGACTGGATAAGAAGTTCCCGCTGATCAACGATGGTGACAAAATCAAGTTCTGTTACATGAAGATGCCAAACATCCTCCACGAGAATGTGTTTGCTATCTCGACGATCTTGCCAACAGCGCTTAAACTCGAAGAATACATCGACTACGATCTACAATTTGACAAGACGTTCATCAGCCCACTTGAGATCATTCTCAAGGAGATCGGATGGTCGTCAGAAAAGAAACCGTCTTTAGAAGGATTTTTCATGTGACGGACTACAGTGACCGACAGGGAAACTGGATGCAAACTTACACCGGTAAGTGTTTCTATCCAGCAGACCCAAGAGTAGAAGATATTAGCATTCTCGACATCGCACACTCGCTATCTATGCAGTGCCGTTATGCAGGACACTCCCGCAAGTTCTATTCCATCGCAGAGCATGCTTGCCATATTCATGACAAGGCTCCAAAGGAGCTAAAGCAGCAGGCACTCCTACATGATGCAAGCGAGGCATACCTCGTGGATATCCCGCGTCCTGTGAAGCCTTACATCACTGGCTACTACGACATCGAAGACAAGATCATGAAAGTGATCGGTACCAAGTTTGGCTTCGCATGGCCGATGCATCCGATTGTAAAGGAACTCGACTTCGGCATCCTGCTCGATGAAAAGAACGCCATCATGAACCCATCCGAACAGGATTGGAACATCGTCGGTACAGGCATCGGCGCGACAATCCACTGCTGGACTGCATTGGAAGCTAAAGAGCAGTTCATGGAACGTTTCTATGCTCATGCGTTAGGCGATCTCGTTGTCTCTTAATGCGATGTGGCGAGCCCATGATCAAATTGAAAAAATGATTGCCCAGGGATTATTAGAATCGAAAATGTGCTTCGCATATTGCGGAGACGATAAATGTAACTGCATTGGCGGTGCATTTGAAAAAATTTATCAAGAAGAAGTAGACAAGGAAAGAAATGAGCCTAAAAGAGAAACTGATTAAAAACTCAACCATCAAGGAGACAGCACTTCTCTCTGAGTCCAAGATTTATGGACACAAGGACAGCATACCAACTTCCGTGCCGATGATCAACGTGGCTCTTTCGGGTCGACTCGACGGCGGCATCACTCCCGGTCTTACGGTTATCGCAGGTGCATCGAAGCACTTCAAGACTGCATACACCTTGCTCATGGCTTCGGCCTTCCTAAAGCAGTATCCCGACGGTGTGATCCTTTTCTACGACTCAGAGTTTGGTACTCCCGACTCGTATATCTCGAGCTTTGGGATCGATCCTGAGAAGGTTGTTCACACTCCACTGCTGAACATCGAAGAGTTCAAGTTCGACGTGATGCAGCAGCTTGATGGCATCGACCGTAAGGACAAGGTGTTCATCATGGTGGACTCCATTGGCAACCTCGCTTCCAAAAAGGAAGTGGACGATGCTCTCGAGGGTAAGTCGGTTGGTGACATGACTCGTGCGAAGCAGCTCAAGTCGTGCTTCAGAATGATCACGCCACACCTCACCATCAAGGACATCCCGATGGTCGTGGTCAACCACACGTACAAGACCCAAGAGATGTACTCAAAGGATGTTGTCTCGGGCGGTACGGGTATCTACTACTCGGCTGATAATATCTGGATCATCGGTCGTCAGCAGGACAAGGACGGCACTGAAATCAAGGGTTGGCACTTCGTGATCAACATCGAGAAGAGCCGCTACGTCAAGGAAAAGTCCAAGATTCCGATCAGCGTGTCCTACGAGAAGGGCATCATGAAGTGGTCCGGCTTCCTCGACATCGCACTCGAGGGTAACTACGTGGCCAAGCCTAAGAACGGCTGGTACTGTAAGGTCGACCGTGAGACGGGTGAACTGATCGAAGAGAAGAAGTACCGCGAAAAGGAAATTGCAAACAACGGGGATTTCTGGAAAGAATTGTTGACAACGACCGACCTAGCCGATTATATTAAGAATCGGTATTCCATCGGTCAAGGCAAAATCCTCGATGAAGACTCTTCCGACACAACAAGCGATGATGAATAGGGCCCTAGTGGCCCTATCACTCCTATTTCTCTGCTACTGCATACTACTTATCTGAGGGTTAATGATAGAAAATACCATACTTTCGGGACTTCTCTTTAATGAGGAGTTCGCTCGAAAGGCAATGCCATACCTCCGTGAAGAGTATTTTTCTGATCGGAGTGACCGTCTGGTCTACAGTATCGTAGACTCATTTTTCAAAAAGTACAACAAACTTCCATCCAAAGACGTATTGCTGATCGAACTACAGAACTTCTCGATCAATCAATCTGACTTCAACTCCACTGAGGAGAAGATCAAAACGCTCTCGAAGGGCGAAGAGCACCTTGACTGGATGCTCGACACGACAGAGAAATTCTGTCAGGACAAGGCGATCTATAACGCCATCCAAGCATCCATCAACATCCTTGACGAAGAGTCCTCACTTGACAAGGGAGCAATTCCGGGCATCCTGCAGGAAGCACTAGCCGTCTCATTCGACGAGTCGGTTGGACATGACTACATGGATGACTTCGAGGCTCGCTACAAAGCGTACCACGAATCTACAAGCCGGATCAGTCTGTCACTCGACCTTCTGAATAAGATCACCGGCGGCGGTCTGTCACGAAAGACACTGAACATCATCCTCGCACATACCGGCGGTGGTAAATCGATGTTTATGTGTAACGAGGCTGCCAACAATCTGATGGATGGCAAGAACGTCCTTTACATCACGCTCGAAATGTCGGACATCAAGATCTCCGAACGTATTGATGCGAATCTTCTGGACACTCCAATCCAGTACATGAAGGACATGCCTTATGAAGTCTTCAAGAAGAAGATAAATAAGCTTAAGGAGAAGACGCTCGGTAAGCTGATCGTTAAGGAATATCCAACAGGCTCGGCACATGCTGGTCACTTTAGGTTCCTTCTTAACGAACTCAAGACGAAGAAGAACTTCGTACCGGACGTTATCTATGTCGACTACCTGAACCTCTGCGCATCGTCGAGGCAGAAAGCTGGCAACGTGAACTCCTACACGTACATCAAGTCAATCGCGGAAGAACTTCGCGGACTGGCAGTTGAGTTTGACGTAGCACTCGTATCTGCGACTCAGGTCACACGCGGCGGCTATGGATCATCCGACATCGATCTGACTGACACCTCTGAGTCATTCGGTCTACCGGCTACAGCCGACTTGATGATTGCATTGATCGTGACGGAAGAGCTTGAGGAGCTCAACCAGATAATGGTGAAACAGTTGAAGAACCGTTATGGCGACATCAACTACTACAAGAAGTTCTTGGTCGGAATTGATCGATCTAAGATGCGCTTCTATAACATCGCTAATGATAATGAACCCGACACACCGGTCTTTGACAAGACCACGACTGGAGAGAAAACCAATGGCGACAACAGCAAATTCGGCAACCTTAAGTTCGGATGATCTGGATATGTTCAAGTATGCATCCGTTAAGAGTGTGATCGACATTGCAAACTACCCACACTTTTCGCCGCTCGAGGAGACCTTTATCCTCGAGCAATGGATCAAGAACGAGAGAAACCACGGCGAGAACAATGAGTTCCGTCCGGTTCTCGAGAAGGCCAACTTCTTCGCGAAGTACGGTCTAACTCCTGTCTATTACGCTGACGCCACGGGAACGCGACTCTTCGTTACGTCCCAGGAGTTTATCGACAACAAGATGAATTGAGAAAATGCTACGAACTGAATTTGAAGACGCAGTCATCAATGACGCTTTCAAGTGGTACGCCACGACTGACGAGTTCAAACTGAACTTTAATGATGTATCACTCGAAGAGTTTCAAGCAGCTATGCTATCCAACTCTCGATCTATGAAGACCTTCATCGAGAACTATTGGAGCAATCTACTTGGCAATTATTCATCGTAATGGTGATACGCGGGCTTGCGGGGCGGCTACTATCGCCTCGCAGTCCAAGCTTACCTTTGGCGGTCAAGCCGCAGCCCTGCAGGGTGACGTAGAAAGTCACAGCGGTGGAGCATTCAACAATTCCGGTCGTCCGATTACATATCAGGGAAAGACTCTGATTGCAGTCGGCGACAGTGCTGCTGCTGACGTCCCGCTTCATAACAACACACAAGCCGCTACAGGCTTTGCGAAAGTGACGACCTCCTAAGGCTCCGTTCTATAAATAGAACAAAAAAGGAGCCCTCCATGTTGTCACGAGACGAATTTCTCAAGGTGGTTGCGGGAGCCAATGCTGCCAAAATCAACGCTTACTATGAACCCCTGATGAATGCGATGTCTGAGTTCGGCATCGACACGAAGAAGCGCCAGGTCATGTTCCTTGCACAGGTCATGACAGAGTCTGGATCGCTCAGTGTTGTCGTTGAGAATCTGAACTATTCAGCACCAGGCCTTCGTAACACATTTGGCAAGTACTACCGCACTGATGCTGAAGCAGCTGCTCATGCTCGTCAACCTATTAAGATCGCTTCACGAGTCTATGCTAACCGCATGGGCAATGGAGATGAGCGATCACAGGAAGGTTGGAAGTATCGTGGTCGTGGTCTCATTCAGATCACAGGCAAGAACAACTACGACAACTTCGGTGAATCCATCAAGATGGACATCGATTCTAATGTAGGATTCCTCGAGACTCCTGAAGGTGCTGCTCGCTCTGCTGCTTGGTTCTGGGATGTTAACAATCTGAACCGTTTCGCAGATGCAGGTGACATCGTTGGATGCTCAAAGGCAGTGAATGGCGGAACGAACGGGCTTGAAGAACGTAAGAAGTTCTATGCTCGTGGTATGCAGGCGATCGCAGGTTCTACCGATGAACCGGTTCCGGCTACATTCACCACGCTGACGATCGGTTCTTCAGGTGATAATGTGGCGCAAGTTCAGACTCTCCTTGGCATTGATGCTGATGGACGCTTCGGTCCCGGCACTGCTGCGGCAGTCAAGGAGTTCCAGCGACTCAACGGTCTCACGGTAGACGGTGTAGTCGGACCCAAAACATTCGAATTGATGAAGAAATAAATGTTTACTTCAATTAAAATCTATGGTATATTCCTTCTGATCATAGCAGCACTGTTAGGCTGCTTTTACCTTTATTACAAGGATGCAGAAGCGACCAAGGCATTTCTAGTTGCTGATAAAGCACGATTAGAGATCGCTGTATCTCTTAACGAGAAGACTATTAAGACACTAAAGGAAGATGCGAAGAAACTCGCGGATGCCAACATCAGCCTAAGTTCTAACCTTGCCGAGGCTGAACGCATTAACATTCAGAACATGCAGTCGATCGATGAAGAGGAAGAGGTTGTCTCTTCACTCACCGATCCAGCCAAGGTCGAGGAAAAGATCAATGCAGACTTTAAGAAATATAATGATGCTATCGCTCGTGCTTCTGTCCGGGTGCCAGCACCAGCCAACAACGATAAGCGTGATCCCCGTTGAGCGAGTCATCACGAAGCAGCCGGCTGTACGTCCGATCGCTCTGACGACTCCTAAGTTCTTCGTGGTCACCGAGAGCAACTTTGAGGACGTCAAGAAGAAGCTCGGAAACGAGAAGGGACAGTTCGTCCTTTATGCTATCACACCCACTGGCTACAAAGCCTTGCTCAAGAACAATAGTGAAATTGAACGGTACGTTAAGCAGTCAAGCTCAACGATCGTGTACTATGAAAGTCTGCTGTGAAGAAAGTTGAAAGTCCATACGTCGTAAATGTTGATGACCTCATGCCACTTCTCGAACAGCTAAGTTCTAAGAACCATGTGGTCAGCTGGGCTGATATTGAGTGGGACATATATGACTACTGTGACACTGAAAGCGATACGATCGCGTATGATGCATTACAGTCGATCATAGTTACACACACTCCTAAAGGTATCGGGAAAAACCTTCCATTCGGTATTCCTCACTTCCGCGAAAAAGTTCGCGAGATTATGTACAGAAAGTAAACATCATGCGTTTCATTGGAGATGTACATGGAAACATGCAACGATACCTCGGGCTCATTCATGGAGCAGAAGAGTCCGTGCAGGTCGGCGACTTTGGCATCGGTTTCATCCACAACCCAATCGAGATTTATCCTCACGAACGTCACCGCTTCATTAGAGGCAACCATGATTGGCCCTTGGGTTGTACCCACGAGCCGAACTGGATCAAGGACGGAACGGTAGAAGACGATGTCATGTACATCGGCGGCGCATATTCTATTGACAAAGGATATCGCACTGAGGGACGTGACTGGTGGCCGGATGAAGAGCTGTCTTATGATCAGCTGAACGTGATGATCGACAAGTACATCATGGCTAAGCCGCGTGTGATGGTGACTCATGAAGTGCCGCAGGAACTGACCAAGCTGTTCACCCGTCCGATCTGGGAAGTTCCTGAACGGACTCGTAGAGCATTCGACGTCATGTTGGAATACCACAAACCAAAACTGTGGATCGCAGGACACTGGCATTTCCCATTCGACTACGAATACAAGGGCTGCCGGTTCATCATCCTTGACTGCGATAACTATATTGACATCGATCTCAAGGGAGATCTTCGTGAAAATATACAACAATCTTTAGCATTATAGAGTTGACAAACCTCCTTCTTTGATTTAAATTTAATCATAATCAAGGAAGGAGTTTCCTATGTCAATTCAGTCTAGAATTTCTGCACTCTCTGCCAAGACCCAGAACGCCTACGCGGTTAACCGGTTCCGTTCCTGGGATGCTTGTGTTCGCGAGTTAATCCTTCGCGGCTACGATGATGCCGAAGTCGAAGCAGTTCTTCGCTCCAAGTGGATGCGGTGGGCTTCTGACCAAGCAAACGGCAAGGCCACCGTGAAGCATCTCAAGGATTTCCTCGACAATCCTGCCAATTGCTGCGACAAGTATGCAGTCAAGGCTCTCGTGAAGGAAACTTTTTAAAATGAAAGCCTTTATGGTCGGCGGTGCAGTCCGCGACATCTTACTGCACAGATCGCCGAAAGACGTCGACTGGGTCGTAATTGGCGAGACT